AGAAAGATTTTGAACATTCACGCCACCCGCTCCGCTCCATCTGCCCGTCATTCCCGCACCCCAGTATTTGATGTCGTATCGGAGCCTTCCGCCGTGGGTGCGGACTTTCATCGAGTCCAGTTTTTTGATGATCGCGTTGCATCGTCTCCAGTCGCGCATTGCCGAGACCCAAGGAAACTTGTCCCCGTATTGATCGAGCCACACGTCACAGTCTTCGCTGTCGATTGCGAGGGATGCCGGGGGAAGGATTCCTGCTTCGCGACAGGCTATTCCGAGAGCTTTCGGGGAAAGAGGGGGTTTTCCGTCCATTACCCACGGCAGGTTGCGCTCTGCGTCGAAGACAGTTTGTTTGAGACGGGCGATCGCTTTGTCCATTTCATCGACATCAGCAGCGATTCCTTGTGCAGCCCAATCCCGCGAGAGTTTGGAAATCATCCGCTCTTCTTCGGGCCACTTTTGGGAAAGCTCCTTCCAAAGGCGCAGGGTGAGCCGGGAGTCATCCAGTGCGTAGTCTGAGACGGCTTGGCGAAGCTCTGGCGTCATGTCGTGCCACTGCTTTCCCTTCATGTCCTTGTCTCGAATTCCCTTGTCCACTGATACTCCAAACACAGCGTGAGCGGCTCCCTTCAGAGCCCTCGGGTAGCCGCAGTAGGCCGAGAGGTCAGCGGTATCGTGAACCTCGGCGGGCTCGGGGATTTTCAACCCAAGGTCACGAAGTCTGCGGATGCCTTTCAGATCGAACCCCGCGTTGTGTGCTAGGGCTCGGCAACCCTCGAAAAAGCTCCAGTCGAGGTCTTGGGGCCTGCCCACAAACTCAAAGCCGTTATCCCCGGCCACGGAAACCATGTAGATTTCCTCCAAGGAAAGGGAGTTGAAGTAGGATTCCACGCCGAGGGGGGCCGCGCTGCGGTCCTTGTCGTAGTAGGTTTCAAAATCGAATGCGAAAGTGTTCATTAAAATAAAAAGGGGTGCGCTCTTTCGGGGTTGACCGCAGCCGAGCGCGGGCTGCTATGAGAGGAGAGGGGGCATTTATTAAACTCCCTCGGCCTAGGTTCTTTTCGGACACTCCCGACTTGTCCGCCATGCCCTTACGAGCGCGAATTCTCCAAAATGCTGATCTCTACATTTCGAAGCGTTTGGAAAAGGTCCCACAATACAGCGCCTTCGAGATACTCAGTTAGGAGTTCGGGCATTTCTTTTGCAGCCATCATCGTTTCCCACACCCCCTCCGGGTCATGCCCGGTTGTGGCGGTGAAGGCCAACAAAACTTCGTTGGCACGTTTTCTCAAAACCGGAAGAGGTGTGGTCATGGTGATTAAACCCCGATTGATTTAAGGAACGCCGCCATTTCTGGAGAAGTTGGCTTGCCGGGTTTGACGCGAGGCAACAACCAAGTGTTCCCGTTTTTGGATTCCTTTGTGGCGGTCATTTCCCACCATTTCGAGACCATGCCGCCTTTGTCGGCGCGGAGAAATGTCTGCGAGGCTTGAATGAGCGCCTTGCCCACGGTGCCGTAGGTGGTGCGGGCCGCAAAGAATTTCACAATCGTTCCCATGCCCTCCGGAGACTCCAACATGAAAATGTGCGGAGCGTCCACGTCGGCGGGTTGCGGTAGCCAGAACCGGATTCCAAGAACCTCGGCAGCGCGAGCGTCAGAACCCCATTCGAGGCTGAGTCCGGCTTCTGCAACTTCCGCAGACGTGCGGAACATGCGGGGGCGTTGGCCCGTGCCGAAAGGCAACTGCTCTTGGTATGCCTTTTGGATTTTGACGGCAATCACTGGGAGTGGATCAGTCATTTTGCCAACCGGGGTTTCTTTGTTCACCAGCCAAGTCCCGATACCGTAGGTCTCCGCGTCAGCAGAGGTCTTGGTCACGAGGCTTAGGGAGGACCACTGGATGTCGCGGGAAGAGAATTCGCCTTCCGCGTCTTCGCCTTCCACATAGACGGCCACGGGCTTCGGGGTTACTGGAGCGATCGCCTTGGAGACCTCTTCCACATCGCGCTCCACGGTGGGAGCTGTTTCTTTTTCGTCGAATGATAAGGATGCCATTGTTTGTATATGTTTGTTGTTTGTTTCTATTACTTGAGTTCCCTGAGCAGTTGCACAGGGGCTCCGGAGCTAATGGCGCTTGCATCAAGCAGGCGGTTCATTAGTTCCTTTTTTGAAGAGCCCTTTTCCCCACGGGGGAAGGTCTCCGCAAAAATCTTTTCCAGTGCCCCGACTTTTACGTCGCAGGCTTGAATGAAATCTTCCGGCTTCACTTTGTCGGAGATGGCGCTGAACGCCGCCGCAGCGTTGGTGATCTCACGGGGAGCAGCTCGCTCTGTGAGTTCAAGCCCCGGGATGTCAGTCCCGTCGAGGCGTGTCTGGAGGGCCGCTTTACGCCAGCCGTCCGCCGCTTTCTGAACAAGAGGAGCTATCCTCCAAAGAATCGCCAAGGTATCGGGGTCAGTAACGTCTGATCCTCGCACCGCCCCGGTTGCTGGTATGGAGTATTTTTTCCCCTCCTCGTCGTAACGCGAAGCGATGTCCGTCCCGAGTTCTGCCCAGCGGCGACAGGTGGAAAGCCGCCCGCAATAGGTGCAGTGCTTGCCGATGCGGAAGTTGTCTGGGTCCGGGTTTTCTGCTCTCTGGATAATGTTGGCAACTACGGCATGGAGGTGGTCATAGTCTCTTTCGCGGGAGTAAGTCTCCGTGTCAATGTGGTCGAGAAACGGGTGCAGGACCCACACGCGGATTTCGTTGACCTCCGGAAAGCGGTCCCATGTTCCGAGCATGTAGGCCCAGAATTGAGCGGTGTCGGCTTTGTATATGTTTACTGCGAACTTGAGGTCAACGATGTCCGCTGTGTGGTCAGTGTGAATGAACAAATGGTCGAGGTGCCCGAACTGGTCTTGAATTGCGAGGCGCAGCTCCTTGTGGTGTTCAGTCCCGAGTTTTGCGAACCGGGCCATAAACTTTTTACATTTCACAGCGGCCTCGGTGAGTTGGAGGTCGTCCGGGGCCATGTCGAAGTTGTCTTTCTCCACCATCTCGTGGCCGAGCGATCCGCGATCCGCCGCGCTGCGGTCCCGTTTGGGGTCGGGGTCGTTAAACCACCCCGGGCAGCGGGCTTTGTTTTCAAGAGAAGACGGGGAGTGTTTGCTGTGCGCCCGGTCTTCGTGTTCCAGTTTCTTTTCAGGTTTATTCTTTGGCATGATTTCTGATTCAACCTCCGACAAAGAAGGCGCGGTTTCGTTCAAATTATTTTTTAAAATGTTTAAGTCTGCGTCCTCGAAGCTGGGGATTCCATCGTTGAGAAGGTCCATTCTTTCGATCTTGGCGTTCACTCTGGCGCAAATTTTTTCTTCGATTGTGCCCGCCGCAAAAAGAATTCGTTGGAGGCTTTTGGAGCCGCCCGAGCGGTGGACGCGCCCGAGGGCCTGTCGAAGCTCCGTGCCTGAATACGTCGGACACACTAGGGCTACTCGGGGGTTGGTGTTATGAATATCGTGCAGGGAAAGCGACACGCCGCCCGCCTGAATGTTGACCACTATCACACGGTCAGAGTTGCTTTGAAATCTGTCGATGCAGGCTTGGCGGGCTTCTGCGGGCTGTCCGCCAAAAATCGCGCAGTCTGTTTTTAGCTTCAGGCAGAGTGAGTCCAGTGTGGCGCGGAAGTTGGTAAAGACCACAACCGACTTTCCGTCCGCCAAAAAGTCTTCTGTCAGTTGCACAATTCCCGGGACCTTGCAAAGTTCCACAGCCTGACGGGCACGGAGTGCGATGGTAAGGGCCTGCGCGGGCTTGTCGTTCGCCGCAGCCGCATCCAGAGCGGCAAGTTCTGCGTCCATCTCGTTGTAGATTTTTTCAATCTCGTCGCCAAAGTCCAATGCTTCGGCGGTGATCTGCGTTTCGGGAAATTGATCCCCGAGGTCGGCAATCCGGATGCGCGAACCCCGCAGTCGGAATAGCTCGTCGTGCAATTTCGCGAGCACATCAACTCTTCGCTGGTTGAACTCCAGTCCAAAGCGGCCCTTCTTACAACCGTTTTTTAGTAGCCAACTCCAAAAGCTAAACCAGTCGCAGAGGCCCGTCACATGCGCCACGGCGCGGAGTTCTGTTGGGTTTTCTGCGAGCGTAGCCGAGAGTAGGAGCATGGGGAGGTCTTTTGCATCGCGGAGCATCTTCGCATTTTGCGAGTCCCTCCCTTTGCACCGATGCACTTCATCAAAGATCAAAAGCGTCCCGTCCGGGATTAACCACTTGAACTGTTTTCTCTCGCCCCACCTTCCATGTGGCGTGTTCCCTGTGCGGAGTTTTTCGTAGTTTACCACATCGAGAACCGGAACCTTGAATCCTTCCAGAACTCGTCTCCATGCGGGTATCGAGACTTTTGGGCACACGACCAATACTTGTTTGGCGTTCTGTTTTGCTACTTGAGCGGCAACGTAGGTTTTCCCAACGCCGGGGTCGCTCCCATCAAGAGCGAGCCCGTGACGAGTCAAAGCGGATGCCACCGCCCCCGCGTGTTCTTCTTGGTAGGAGAGGAGCTTCAAAGGTCTTCTGCGTAGTCGAGGATTAAGAGGGCATCCGAGGTTGCGAGAGTTACGTTAGCCGTTGGGAATTTTCGTTGCGCCACTGCCTTGAGCTTGTTCTTCCACTCACTCTTGCTCGCACAGGTCCTGCTGGTGCCGATCCCCAGTCTTTTCTGCCACACTTGCGGTCTCACCATCTCCAGACGAAATCCCATCGCCATGATCGCTCCGATGAGAAACCCCGTGTTTCTTCCGAAGGTGAACATCGCGGACCCCGGCTGGGCTTTTCCGATGTAGCCTCCGACTTCTTCCATGAAAATGGTGTGTGCGTCAGGATTAAACCCTCTCATAAAAATAATGATGTCGCCTTCGGTTTCCGGCATCTTGGCGCAGAGAACACCGCCTTCAGGGGTTCTCCATGCAATACCGCCACTAGCTCCGGGGTCAATGGCGACAATGAGGCTCTTTTGTTTTTCGTGATCCATAAGTCAATATCAGCGGGAGAGACCCGCACGGTGCGCCCTAGCTTAAAGTGGGGAAGCCCCTTCTTCAACCAGTTTGCAACCGTGCGAGCAGAAACCTTAAATCTCTCTCCTACTTCTTTGGGTGTGAGAAGCTCGCTCATTTTTTTCGAGTGGCGAGGTAGGTGTGGACGGCTTGCCGCAGGAGGTCGCTTTTATCGACGCGCTCTTCTTTTGCAGTCTGGACTAATTCTTCGTCGCAGTCGCGCCACTCTGTGTAGCTAACGCGCTTGACTTCGGCTACTCGCATTTCGGCGGGGCTTTTGTAGGGCGCGTTTTCCCACACTCCGTGTTTTTTCTTTCGCAAGAAATCTGAGGTTGCGTTTCTCACGAGCTGGCTGACGTCTGTTCTGGAGTCGAGTGCGAGTTGTTTGAGTTCCGCATAGATGTCGGCAAACTCACTGTAGGTGACTCGTTTTTTTGCATCACTGAGTTGATTAGGCATGGTTGTATTTTTTCTCTGTTGGTTGTTGTTGTTGTTTTGTTTTTGTCGCCTTTACGGTGGCGTTTCTTGCTGCGGCTATTTGCCGCCATGTTTTTCTACCGGGCCGATAGGGTCTTTGTGTCCTGATTACGGGCTCCACGTAGGTTTTTTCTTCCGGGGGGAAGATGTTAAACCAGTCTTCGGCGTCTTTTTTCGATACAAGTTTTAAGTAGTGCTGTTCAAGCACTGTCAAGCTGTGTCCAGCGGTTTTAGCCGTCTTTGGCGGGTCGCAGTGTTTTTCAAGATGGCACGAGACAAAGGTGTGTCTGAGAGCGTTGCCTTCCCGCTTAATTCCGGCTTTGCGGAACAGTTGAAGGCTGCGGCGGTATACGTGGAACGACTCCGGGTATGTGACGAACTCATCGGCTTCTCCCCTCATGGGGGCCAGCCATGCAACGAGATTGGGGGGCATTTCTGAAACCCGCCGCCTGTTGGTCTTGGTGATTTCGGGTGGCAACACCACAGAGTCTTCTTTAATATGCTTCCACTGCATTCTGATGACTTCAGCAGCTCGGCACCCAGCGAATGCTTGCAGCACAAGGAAAGCGGCGATCCGCTTATCTACGCATATATCTAGTAATTTAATCATGCAATCTGATGATACCACGCAAGGTTCGACACACTTGCTTGCTGGGCGTTCAGTTTTTTTTGCTTCGTTCGATCCAGCAGGAAGAAAGTTCTTGCGTTGCGCGAAAGTAAACAAGGAACAAATTGCGCCCCGGTGATTCAAGCGAGTTTTCAAGTTAGGGAAAGACCTAATGAGATACTCGTCGAGGTCAGTCGCTCGGATGCTCGAAATCTGAACTCCTTTGAACGCTCCGCAAAGTCGGCTCATGTAGTGCTGAAGCGTCTGCCGATACCGGAGGCTCTTGTCTTTCGCCGCTTCGATATACAACGCGGCTACTTCTTCGACGGTCGCGCTGCTTTGTGCTCGGACATGCGATTTGTAAAACGTCACCAGCTCCGCCAAGTTGACTCCCTGAAGAATCGTGTCAGCTTCGAGGAATTCTTGAACGCGCTGGTAAGAAATTTTTTTCGCGGCCTGCTCTCCCAACTCCGCCGCAGTTACGAGGCCCTTGATTTTTTCGAGAGCCGAGTCTCCTCGCGTTGTTCCGAACTGCTTTCTTTTTGCTCCCTCATACCACGCGACTGTGAATCGAGTTCCATCCCGGCTATCCGAAATATACAGGTCGATTTTTGCTGCGCCGAGTTTCAACGAGACCGGAGATTTTTTCAAAATCGCCAGCTCGAATTTTTCTATGATGTCATTTTTGCTCATGCTCTATTCGACAGTTCTTCGACAAAAATGTTCAATTTTTGCGACAAAGGTGTGTGTCTAATGCACAAACCAAATCCAGTAGAAATGGGCAACTGCGGGCACATAAAGGAATTGGTTTGGGGGGCTTTCATCAATTCGAATCCCGTAGGCGCTGCGTTGCTATTCAACGACTTACGACGTTATTCAACAACCTTCAACAACTCGATCGAAGGGGGTTTTGTAAGGGTTTGATTTTATGGCAACGAAGAAAACGCGAACGGGGCGAAAACCCGTAGGCAAAATAAATACTCTCCAACCGACTGTTTCGGGAAAATTTTTGTATGGGCGGGACTGGGGGGACACCGCCGATTTGTCAATCGAATTATCTTGTTTCCGCAATCGACTCACGCCTGCGGATGGGGCGTTGGGGCAGGCCGAACATTTCTGGAATGTCGTTTCGATTCTGTGGCCTCCGACGAGCCGAAAACCGTTCATTCGAAACCCATGGGGTGAACGCATGATTGACGAGTGGTGCCAGCACAACTTCAGCTCCGTGAGCGGCTGTGCGAGCAGCAGCAAGACGGACACGGCGGCGGTTTGGGGAATTGTGAATTGGCTCGCGGCCCCGCTGGATACCAAGGTTCTTTGCACGAGCACGACTCTCCGTGAGAGCCGCAAGCGCATCTGGGGTTCGATCGAGGACTACTGGAATGCCCTACCGGACGAGGTGCGCTCGATGGGCAAGCTCGCCTCCTCGTTTGGCTTGATTCGGCTCAATGAGGCAACCGGGGTGCGGGGCAGTGAGAAGTGCGGGATTGAATTGATCCCCGGTGAGAAAAAGCGCGAGAAGGAGGCGACGGGAAAAATCATCGGTATTAAAAATCAGCGCGTGATTTTGATTGCGGACGAGCTTCCGGAGTTGTCGCCCGCGATCATGCAGGCGGCGATCAGCAACCTCACCGCGAATCCCTATTGTCAAGCCATCGGCTTGGGCAACCCGGCGAGTTATTACGACGCCCATGGAATTTTCGCGACTCCGAAAGAGGGTTGGAAATCCGTCACGCCCGAGGATTTCGAGTGGGACACGATCTACGGTCACGCGATCCGCTTTGACGCGACTCTCTCGCCCAATGTGGTGAACAACGACGACACGCTCTACCCGTGGCTCCCGACTGTAAAGCGGTTGGAGGAGGCAAAGAAAAACATGGGCGAGGATTCGTTCGGGTT